TTTACACCTTTTCCCACGCATGTTATAATATACGCGCCTTTCATATTATTTTGTTCCTTGTCTTTCGACTTGACTATACATTATCATATTATATTAGTAATGTCAATACATAATTGCAAAAATTTTTAAAATGGACACTCGTTGTTATTGCTTTCCAGCTCGTCCAGCTTATCCAATACTAATTGATTTACGAATCCATTAATTGTCAGCCCTTGCGCCTGTATTCGGTCTTTTGTGCCCTTTGGCAGCATAACGCTTATTCTGTCATAGTTCTCTTTTGCTTTTTCATTCTGTCTCTTTACTCTACTTTTATAGTTTTCAATCATTTTCTTTTCATCCATTTTTTACACCTCATTATGTAAATTAATAATATCAATAATCACTAACAATAATACTATAAATAATATTGCTATACATAAATATATAACAATTTAATTATTATGTCAATATTAACTGCATGTATTATTGTAATTATTGTTTTATTACTTATTATATATAATTTTGAAATTATGAATATAAATATTATTCTAATTAGTAGTATAAATATTTTTGCAATATTTTTGCAATTATGTATTGACATTACTAATATAATATGTTAATATAATGTCGTAGCAAAGAAACAGTTTAATTAATGAGGTGGGAAAAAGTGAAAAGCTATGATTATATTGTTATCTTCGACAGCAATGAAGAAATTTATAACACCAAAAAAGAAGTAAATAAAAGAGTTAAAGAGCTAACAAATCAAGGAAAAACCGGCTACTTTGCGAAGTGGGACTTAATCAACGATGAAATTCTAGAAGGTAGTCAAGTAGATTTTTGAAATTGGAGGTATAAAGAGCATGAAATACAGAATAGTTGACGCAGACAATAGAGCCGAATATAGTAAGCCAAAGACTTTTGAAGAGGTCAAAGCGTGGTTTGAGCCAAACGCAGTGCTTGAAGAGGAGCATAACAAGTGGGCGGAAATCGAAGATATTGACGACATGAGAGATTATCTCATATGGGAAGCTCAAGGAATGAAGCCTTTTTGGAAAATAGAGGATTGTAAAGAGGATTAAAAAGGGGGTGGAAAAATGAGAATAACACAAGAAAAAATGGACGCTATAGCCGTTCTAATGGATGATGAGACACGAGAAAAGGTTCACCACGAATTGGCACCATGCGAGCCGATAGAGTTTTTAAAACGCTATTGTGAATTAGAGCCAAGCTTTGAAGCAGTGCTAAAAGACGAATTTAGTGTTGAAATTTAAAAATTAAATATTGTTTTTCAAAAAGTCGGTTTTTGTGACCGGCTTTTTATTTTTATATAATATAATTAATATATATGTGTGATGTGGTATATACTAATCAATACAGTTATTGTTATATATCCAATAATCAGTATATTGACAAAATAAGTATATTTGATTATTATTATTTTAATTAAATTAATAAGCGGATGCCGGATTACCCGTACTGTTTGGAATTGCTCCAGGCGGTGCTGGCTTTTTTATTTTGGCTTTTTGGGGGATGCGTTACATGTCAGACATTGAGATTTATGAAAATGATTTATTATTTTATTTGAATGAATTTTGCGAAGTAAATAAGATTGAGGATATAAAAAAAGAGTCTCAAAGCGTATGGAATAGTGCTTTATATTATATCCAAAAGAAGTTATTTGATATTAATTACTTTAAGTCTAAAGAGAATTATAAATTAGATAATGGAATGTATAAAGAGAGTAACTTTAATAGCTATAATTTTGAATTAGTAATGTATGTATTAGATATATATATCTATGATATGTGCATGAAATACGATAAAGAAGTTAGTATATTGGGATTTAGTTCATTAACTGGAATACCTGATAGTACTATTTATGACTGGGGTAAGAATACGCTAAGCCCGATAGCATCGGAAATTTTGGAAAAACTGAGAAAATATCAAGAGGAAAGTCTCTCAAATAAACTCGTGACCGGCGCAAAGAATCCTGTGGGAGTTATTGCAATACTCAACAGGCGTTATGGCTGGGCTTCACCATATACAAGCGATAGCAGACAGCAAGCGCGAGCATTAACGGCTAATGAATTACCACAGTTAGGCGGTTCAAATAGTCAGAATATTAAAGCGCTATCAGGTGACAGCGTGGTTGATAATGCCAAGTAATTGTATATACAACAGATACAATTCTAAACCCTTGATTTACAAGGCTTTGCAGACCATTGAATTATTACAACTATGCACAAAACAGTTGTTTAGCGAAGAGTTGAAAGCATAGAAGTAAATTGTATATGCAATAGATACAATTAAAATGCTTGATGTTTGAGAGCTTGAGCAGCGCACATATTGGGTGCCCTAGGGGTGTATATGAAAAGCGACAAACCGCCCCACTTAGCCCCCAAAATATCCGCCAAAACAAAAAGGCCTTTACTCATACCTTAACCTTACCAAGCAGTATTTATTATTATAACATAAGTTATATATTAATTAAACAACATACACAATAATAATATATATACATACAACTATGATTAAATAATAGTTATATATTATATATAACAGTAAAGGAGCTGACAGCTATGAAATTAACAGGATTTGAGTCTAACAAAATTAATTCCGAAATGGTAAATCACCCTAGCCACTACAACTTGCCTGACCGAAAAGAGTGCATTGATGAAATGATTGACATTTACGGACTTAAGGATGTGGCTAAATGGTGTGAGATTACTGCATACAAGTATAAATATCGTGCCGGGCATAAAGGCTCTGTAATTGAGGATATGAGTAAGGCTGCATGGTACACAGTTAAGGCTTGCGAGCTTAAGTCTAAGCGTAGATGGGAGACTTTCGGCAAGTTTGTTGATAAATTCATGCCAATGTTTCTTAAGGGCCTGTATACATGGATAATTTTATTCTGTTTACTTTATGGAATACTCTTTGCTGACCGATGCTCAATGGTAGTCTCAATAGTGTTTTTAGTTCTTGCGTGCATAGCTGAGTCGGTATTGAAAGAAAATGAAGATAATTAGATTTTGAGGTGTAAATCATGTTTGTACTAAAAATTGCAACAACAGTATGGCTGACATTAATTGCGCTTGGAATGACAAGTGCCACATTAAACGAAAAAGAGACAGTTAGCTCGAGACTTTTCGGCGCTGCGGTAATGCTCGGTCAAATACTTGCCATAGCATTCATGTGGCAATAAATATGGGGGCATTCGCCAAGCGGTAAGGCACGGGATTTTGATTCCCGCATACGTTGGTTCGAATCCAACATGCCCTGTTCGGGGTTTACTTGGTTCCCCGACATTGGACTTAGTAGTTCCTTTCGCCCTCATAGTGGAAAGCTGTTAAGAGCCGTCACAAGGCTCGTGAGGGGTTAATCGTGCATAATCCCACAATGCACGAGCGTGAAAACCAACCTGTCGTAAAGACATCTGTAATAGGCAGAGTAGACATATATACCCCCTTTAATTAATTGTTAAACTAGGGCAACTCAAATCATATGAGTCTTAGGTGAGGCGCAATTCCTCACATGTCCTTTGCTGTAGGTTTCGTTAGTTCTTTTCCTACAGCACATACATATTTATATCTTATATTTCAGGAGGGTGTTGCCACTCCTTAGACTTCACCCTCATTATCGGCATGTAGCTCAGTGGTAGAGCAGTCAGTTATTAGCTGATTTGCCGTGGGTTCGATTCCCAACCTTGCCGATTTAGTAGTGTTAGTAGCACTACGTAGCCTTGAAGTACAAAAGGCTATTCGTGGTGACAATCAGTGTTGCCACGGCGCTTGCCGATATGGGATAAAGGTATTCCAGTAGCTTGCTAAGCTATCCAACAGAAATGTTGTTCGTGTTCGATTCACGATGTCGGCGCTGACTTACGACAGGCTATAAGAGTCAGCCGTAAGCGGTATAAAAAGTCCGCATGAAGCTGTACAAAAGTAGCGAGAAAAACAGTTTCAGTATAACAGTCACGCTACGACTGTTATATATGGCGAAATAGCCAAGCGGTAAAAGGCAACAGACCGCAAATCTGTGACCGTCAGTTCAAATCTGACTTTCGCCTTGTTGATGTGTGGCGGAATGGGTAAACGCTATTGCCGTAAGATAATTCGTTGAAACCGGCAACTTAGATGACGAGAGTCGCGACAATCATGTGTGGTTCAAATCCACACCACATCAATCATATGTCGGTTTAGTGCGAGCTGTTATATCTTGAATAGCGGTTGCGTAATGCTGACAGAGGCCTGCAATATAGCAGTTTCGGAAAAATAAAAGAAAACACACAAAAACAAATTGCTAGTAGGTACGCGCGACTGAAAGCAATGGGGTGAGACACTTCAAAATTCTGTAATGTGTTTTGGTTGCCTTTTGATGGAGTGTATCTTGCCTTTTCGGATAGTAGTTCAGTTGGAAGAACAACCACTGCAATAGCAGTAATTGAGGGAGCCACAGGTTCGATTCCTGTCTATCCGATTACAACAAACTAGGTTAGCTACCGAAAAGCACAAGCCTTAGTGCCTGTTTGTTGTTTTGTTAATAAGGCTATTATCAGAAAGGCAGGTAATAATATTATGAATTTTGCAGAAAATGAAAATTCAAGAATACTTCCTAATGTCCAAAGCCCTATAATCTATTTTCTTATGGATGGGGATGAAGTCGTTTATGTTGGACAGTCTAAAATAGGATTAGCAAGACCATATTCGCATAAAGATAAAAAATTCACCAAAATAGCAATTATTAATTGCAAAGAAAGTGAATTAGATGATAAAGAAACGGAATTTATCAAAAAATATAAGCCAAAATATAATAAGAAAGCAGGAAATAGTGATTACTCATACACTAGAATAAAAACAATAATCAAAAATCAAACAAATATTCGCAACTTTAATGTGTGTGATGTAAGAAAGCTTGTGACAAAACTTGGATTGAAAACTTATATTTTCAATGGGAGTATTTATATAAACGCAGAAGATTTTGATAAAATGTTTGCTTTTGTAAAAGAAACAAGTAACGGAATTGCGAACAAGGAAGAATGGAAGAAAAAAGTATTTTAATTTAATTTGGTAAAATCAGTTGCCTAGTGATTGCAACACGAAAAGAGTAACCTACGAACTCCTGGTAACTGTTTTTATATAAATCGTAGGGTTATCTATCGTAGGAGGTAATTTATGACAGACATAAAAATTAAAAAAGCAGTAATTAGAGAAGATTTATTATCAATAACAAACGATTATAGAAAAGCAATCATTCTCAATCAGTTTATCTATTGGTCCGAAAGAGTTTCAGATGCCGATAAGTTTATCAAGAAAGAAAATGAGATTGCAAAGAACAATGGCGAAGAAGAAAGAGAGCTTTTCTATGGTTGGATATATAAAACAGCCGAAGAATTAGCCGATGAGGTTATGTTAGGTTTATCTGCAAGTCAGATAAGAAGATATATCAGTGAATTAGTGGATATGGGTTATATCTCAAAGCGAAATAACCCTAAATATAAATGGGATAGAACATTGCAATATAGAGTAAATCTTGTAAATATTGCAAAGGACCTTAAAAAGAATGGCTATCCATTAAGTGATTATAGAATTGAAATACCGGAAAATGAAAAATTCAATGCGCATGAGTGCGCAATCAATAATGAGCCAACGGAAAATCAAACACAAGTCAGTGACGAAGCAATACCAAAGAATACTAACATAGATTACTCAAACAGAGACTATAATTCAGAGATTACTGGAGAGGTACATACATCTGTTTCCGAGAAACAGACGGCAAGGGTTACCCGACAGGATATGCAAGCAAAGAAAGATGATATGGTCAATAGGTTCTCTGAAATCTGTGACAACAGTATTGAAAACAAGACAGTCGGAGAAGTAGTCAAAAACGCATTCCGCAGATACATGTGCCTGTACGAAACATATTTTTGCAAGGTTCACCCAATCTTGACCGATAAGACTCTGACTAATGTATGCCTGTCACTTTCTAATGTGACCGATACGGAGCATAATCACTTTGAGTGGACGGATGTTTACCTAACAGACGAAACAGGGCTTACCGGGCTTGATAGAATGGTTAATGAGCATTTCAGCCGGACACATAGAAGAGAGACTAACTACTCGATAACGCATTTTGCTAAAAGCGATTATCTGCTACAGTTGGCACAAGGCATTATAGAGTATTAAACGGAGGTATAAGTATGGCAAAGGGAGTTAAGACACGAAATATTGAATCATTCCGAGAGGGATTGATGGAATACACATATGGCAGATGCTCACAGGCAGAAGCAGCAAAGATAGCCGGTATGAGCGTGCCGACATTTAGGAAGTACGCAAATATGCATTTTTTAGGCATTCCATTCCCTGACACACTGTTTAAGGCAAAGGAGAAGTGAGAAGCATGTGTGATGAAACCGAAACACTCATTGAACATTTCTTAAAATCAGAAATTGAAAGAAGCAAATTACGAATGAATGCTTATGCAGAATGCTTCGATGGGGTTCATGTTGATAATGATACTCGTAAAAAACTTTTGGAAAGTCATATAAGATTTTGTCAAAATGCGCTAAAACAGTGTATGGATGTTTGAAAGTTGGTGTAGTAATGGCGGAGCCTTTAAGTAAATTAGCAGAAAAATGTAAAAGTTGCCCTAAATCTGAAAAATGCGACCATAAAAGAATGGAGTTATGTGCTTTAGCGGATTTGCCACCACAAAATCTTGCAAGTGCTACACAAAGCATTTTGATGGACAATATGTCACCTGTATTGAGGGAAGAAATAAAAAGCCCTTTAAGTCCATTTAGGTATAAAGACGAATTAGAAAAAGCACTAAATGATTCCCATTTTGGAAATATGTTTATGTATGGCGCTTAGAAAGTTGGTGGAAAAATGAAAGAAACTATTTTATATATTTCAAAATCGGAACAGGATATACAAAGTTTTCTGAAATATCTTCAATCAAAGCTAAAAGCAGAACAAAAGGAATGTACCCTAGATGAAAAACACAATATTTTAAAAGTACCAAAATATTACGATATTGTCGGAAAGAGCATTTACGGCAACAGACTTGGGGTAGGCTATGGACATTGCAAATATTATTGCTTTTCAGAAGCATATAACAAAGATAAATACAGCAATGCAGAAAATGAAAGGCTTAAAGAAATTCTTACGCACACAAGAAAGGGTGCAGAGAGAATATCGGGGCTTGATATTTTATGTATGCTAGGGTTGGTTTAATAGGCGGTAGAAGAATGAAACATCAAAAAGAATGGCGCACTTGCGACAGGTGCGGAAAAGAGATAAAAGTAGGGCTGTTGGGTGTGAACTCAATCACGAGAAACGGTGTATTGAATACAACCTACGATTTATGTAATGAGTGCATGGAAGATTTTTGGGGGTTTATGAGAAATGAAACTGACAGTCGGAAATAGCGTATATGAAATGAAGGCAGAACAATTAAAAGCTGTTTTGCATGTTGCAAGCAAACAGGTTCCGTTTGGAATTTATGCAATCAGCAAAAAAGGCATGGCTATTCTTTTGAAGGAGACCTATTCCACCAATGAGGAGCTGAAAAAGGCTGTTTCTGATTATGCGATGAAAGGATTTAAGGTTTATTATAATGAGCATGGCAGAAGTAATTAAATCGCTAGAGCGTGAAGCGTTTAGAGAAGCACAGGCGCACGAAATAGGCGGTAGAAATGGCGAGCCTATAGAAACATCCGAATTTCATGATATGACTATTGGCATTGATATTTCAGTCGATGCAGTCAATGAGTATGCAAAATCAATTTTAGGCAGATACCCGGAAAATAATTATGAATTTTCAAGAGCATTAGCAATGAAAATCCTAGAGGAAACAAAATCATTAGCGAATAGTGAGGGGAAGAAGTGATATTATGAAAATAACAGAAATGAATAACTGCATTGAAGAAATGCGTAAATGTTACAAGTTTGAGGATGATAAAACTGAAATAAGGCTTGGCAATATACCAAGTGGTGGCCGTGACAGATGTGTAACTGTCGGTACAAGAGACGAAAACGGAACACAGATTGAAATGACAAGAATAGCGGATAGATTAGAAAAAGCAGACTATTGTTTGCGATAAAAGGGGGATTTTATGAAAAAATTTTTTAAAACCATTATTCCTATTATTGTTATTGTTCTTGCACTGATATTATTTTTAAACTGGGCTAATAAAACCGAAAAATACGAATGTGAAATAGAAGAGATACAAAGCGGGATTTATGCTAGATATCAAAGTACAGCTTCAAGTACCCCCGCTTACAACTATGAGATAATTACAGTTTGCATAAATGGACAACTGATAACCTACGAGGGAAACGTTGAATTTATTTTTGTAGAAAATGAGAATAAAATCAAAGTCACAGAAAGACCTAATATAGTTCACAGCGATAAAGTCATTGTCTATACTTCAAAAGACAGTGTTGAATACTTAGGAGCTGTAGGAATTGGCAAATAAAAATATTACCGGCTAACAAGTAGAGTTAGTTGCTACCCTAGAATAATTATAGGCAGAGGTCTATAAGCACCTTTGCTGAAAAGTGGAGGTGCTTTTCTTATGGCTAGTCAGAGCCTTATTTCCACAGTAAACGGATATGAAAACTACATAAAGGATAAAGGGAAAGACGAACAAGTAATTAATGCCTATGTAGACGCTTGCAGTGTAGCCATAAACGGTGAGAAAGATATTGAGTATGGACTACAACTCACTAAGAGGGCAAAAGAGCTTATAGAGGACTTCTGCACGGCTAAAACAGGCGGTACTATTTGGGATTTGGAAAAATACGCATTCGACCACAAAACCACATATGAGCTGATAAACAAAAAATATGAGGTTTTGCTACTTGAAGCCCAAAACAAAATAGTTGACAGCTATTTTCAGTACATAGAGAAAAAGCGTGAGCCTAAAGACCGGTTTTATATGCCACGCAGGAAACAACTAATCAAAATCGGACTTGTGGACGCATTACAAGGCATGATTGATGATAAATACGACATATTGTGCGTGAGTCTAGTGCCAGGAGCTGGAAAGAGTACGATTGAGAAATTTTTTCATTCGGCAGTTGCCGGCTGGTTTCCAAAAGACTACAGCCTATTTTATTCACACAGTGGTGACATTACACGAATGTACTATGATGGAGTATACGATATTGTTACCAATGATGATGATTATGCATGGCATGACATTTTCCCTAAACTATCAGTTACAAGCACGAATGCCAAAATGGAGCAATTCAATATTGGAAAATACAAGCCGTTTCCGTCCGTACAGTGTACTTCTGTTGGAAGTAAGAATGCCGGAAAAGTACGTGCTTCTAAATTTCTGCTAGTTGATGATATGATAGGTGGAATTGAGGAAGCCTTAAATCCTACAATACTTGATAAATTATGGGATAAATACGCAGTAGACGCAAGACAACGTAAGACACAAGATACGGACGGAAAGCCGTGCAAAGAGATACATATTGCTACTCGTTGGAGCGTACATGATGTTATCGGACGCATTCAAAACATGTATGTCGGAAATCCAAGAGTCAAAACAATATCGGTTCCCGATGTAGACCCAGTGACAGGGGAAAGTAATTTTGATTATGAGTATGGCGGTTTTACAAAAGAGTTTTTTGCCGACCAACAATTACTCATGGACGAAATCTCTTACCGATGTTTGTATAAACAGGAACCTATTGAGCGTGAGGGTCTATTGTTTCCCGATGATAAAATCCGCAGATACTTCAATCTACCACATGGTGAGCCGGAAATTATCACAGCTCAATGCGATACAAAAGGAAAAGGTACAGACTATTTTGTTATGCCAATACTGCAAAAATATGGCGAGGACTATTACTGTGTTGATTGCGTGTGCGATAATACGGCAGACTATGAAATGCAGTATGAAAATGCGTCAAACACATTAGTCAATAATCAGGTACAGGAATGCGAGTTTGAGCGTAATGCCGGTGGTGACAGAGTGGCTATGGAAGTTAATAAGAGAGTTGAAAATAAAGGGTGGATATGCAACATCACTGATGTGCCTACAGAGACAAATAAGGAAGCACGTATTTTTCAGTGTTCTAACTGGATTTTACAACATATTATTTTTAAAGACCAATCACTTTATAAGCCTAATGAGCCTTATGGAGTAATGGTATCACTGCTGAAACGATATTCAGTAACAGGCAAAAAACAGCTCGATGATGTTCCTGATGTTTTTTCAAACTTTGCCTTAAGAATGACGCAAGGCAGTAGAATAGCAAAGGTTGAAGCAGTACACAACCCGTTCAGAGGAGGGCTTTATTAATGACAAATACTTGTTTTATGTGCGGAGCCACTATCGAAATTAGCAAAAAGCAAAAATATGTTTGTGAGGAATGCGATAGAAAAATAAAATTGCTAAAACAGCTTACAAATGTGGACAAAGCAAAAGAAAAAATAGAGAAAAAGGCAAAACGAAAAAGAATTAAAGACATAGACTATGAACAAGAAGCTTGCGAAGTTGCACGAAAAATAATGTCAGAGGGCTATGTTTTTAATAGCGTAAATGAAATTTGCTTTGCTATACAGCTTGAAAAGGAAAACATTAAATATTATCCGAATTACAAAATAGGTGAGTGCAAAGTAGACTTTTTCATACCGGATTTAAAGAAGATTGTTGAAGTTGATGGCGAAATATATCACACAGATGAAAATAAGGATTTTTTAAGAGAAAGAAAGATAATGAGCTGTATTGACAATGGTTATGAGATTGTGAGAATACCGGCTTCGTTTGTGCCTGATTATATTCTATTGGGATTAAAAGAGGGCTTAGACTTTATAGTTGATAAAAGAAAGTTTGATAATAGATTTAGAGACACTCGGTTCGACAAGATATATTGGGAAGAATTTATTAATTATAAGTATGCAATGAGGAGAGCGAAATTATGAATACAAAAACTTACTTAAATCAAATTAGCAGATTAGATAAAATGATACAAAATAAGCTGTCTGAGATATACCGGCTTAAGACAATAGCATGTAGCGTTACTGTTTCAACGGACAAAGAAGCGGTTGATGTTTCATCGGATAAAGATAAATTAGGCAGTACAGTAACTAAAATTGTGGACTTGGAAAAAGATACAGACAGACTTGTTGATGAATTTATGAGAAAAAGAAATCATATTATCAGTCAAATTGATAGTATGGAGAATACCGACTATTATCATGTACTCTCAATGAGATATGTCAATCAAAACACTTTTGAAGAAATCGCACAGGCTACAAATTGGAGCATAAGAAAGATATTTACAATCCACGGCAGAGCCTTGCAAGAGTTTGAAAGGCTTTACGGAAAAGAATATCTTGAAAATGTGCAGTAGTGTGCATAGTTTTGCATATCATTGCATATATACACTTAAAAAATTGACAGTTATAATATAACTATGAAAAAATCGTAATTCGTTCATTGCGAAAATCTCTTTAAGAAATGGCACTCACAGATTGTGGGTGCCATTTTTAGTGAATCGAGGGTGACATGAATAATCAGAATATTAATATTGTACCAACAGGAAAACGAAGTGTAATGTGCCCTCGCTGCGGAAAGCTATTAACGTGGGTAAATAAAAGCGACAAGAAACACCACAAAGTAATGTGTACGCACTGCCGTAAATGGATATGGTTTTGGGCTGGCACGCAAGAATTTCAGATAAAAGAGGTTCCACAGAGAACTTCTGCAAGTGGCATGAGGTTTTATTGATGTATAGATATGCTCATAAAAACGTAAGACCTTTTTCGGCTGTCTGTCAGAATAATTACGGCAGACAAGTTATTTTCACACGTAAAAGGCAAATCACAAAAAACAACATAATCGAAGAACTGAATAAAGCACTTGTGATTCACGAACAAAATGCTATCGAGATTGAGTATCTTGACAGATACTATCGTGGCGACCAACCAATTCTGTATCGGCAGAAAGTGAACCGACCGGAAATCAATAACAAGATTGCTGTAAATCTTGCGTATGAGCTTGTTGAGCGTAAAACCGCAGAGATGTGTGCCGAGCCAATCCAATATGTGTTGCGTGGCACTGATAACCATAAGTCGGAAGAAATCACACAGCTTAACATCACGATGGATTCAGAAAGCAAACAGGAGTGCGATATAGACATACATCGTTGGAGAAGCATATGCGGTACCGGCTACAGATTCATCGGTAATGATGATGGACAAGGACAGTTGCTTGATGAAAGCGATTTTTATTTATCGTCTGAAAATCCAATGTATACGTTTGTAGTATACTACTCGAACGGACGTCCGGCATTCTCTTGTCAAATCGGAGAGGATGAGAACGGAGCAAATATTTATTATGTGTTCACCGATAATGAGTGGTTTGATATTCGCAACGACAAGATTTATGCAAGCGGAACAAACGGCAATAGAGCAATTCCGGTGATTGAATATCCAAACAATGCAAGGCGATTATCTGACATTGAAATGACTATTGCAATCACGGACGCTATTAACGTGCTTACATCAGACAGAATCAATGGAGTCGAGCAGTTTGTGTCTGCATGGGTGAAATTTGTTAATTGTGAGATTGACATAGATACATTCAGAAAAATGCGACAAGAGGGAGCATTGGTGGTTAAATCTAACAATGGTTCAGATAACAAGGCTGATGTTGATGTAATGACGAGCGAACTTAATCAGACGGAGGGACAGGTAGTATTTACTGACCTTTTTGAAAGATTTTTAAGTATTCAAGGCCTTGCGAATCGTCAGGGCAACACAGGCGGTGACACCGGTTCAGCCGTAGAACTACGAAACGGACATTACGATGCCGGACTTAGGACAGCTATTAATGAGCCTATCCTCAAGAAATCAGAGAGAATGGCACTTAGGCTTATTCTTAACAGGCTGAGAATTAATAAGGGCTTTACACTTATGCCTAGCGATGTTGAGATACACATTAATCATAATAAGCTAGACAACATGCTTGTTAAGGCAGAGGTGCTTCAAATACTACTTAACTGCGGTATCAATTACAAGAGGGCTGTCAAGACGATCGACATGTTTAGCGACCCTGAACAAGTCACTCTTGAAAGCGCTAAGCGCATGGAAATGTTATTCCCGGAAGAACAGCCGACAACAGCTACACCTAACAATAATAACAATGATAAGAACAATGGAAAGACAGCCGATGAATAATTGGCTGTCAATTTATTTTGGAGCTTGATATGGCAGACGAAATCCACGCACTTAACAAAAATGAAATACAAGACATAGATTATGACACATATTTTGGTGAGATGGATTTATCTGACGAGGAAAAGGAAGATAGAAAAAAGCTTGCTGAAAAGTTTGAAAAAATCTTTGTTATGCTATTTGCCTTGTTATCCGGCAAGGAAGAAACAGAGATAACCACTATCACTAAAGAATTTATTATCAGATATGAGAGCATTGCCACGCAGTATTGTAAGGCAAAGAAAACACCCTCATATATTACGGATTATGCCCGGTACATTGTGAATGAGGTAGTTGACGCTACCACACAAAATACCGAAGTAGAGTATTTTACTTCACAGAAAAGAGCAAAAAATGTAGCTGCGAATGAAGCTAATACAGTTGGCAATTACAGACTACAAACTGAAATGGTGAAACAGGGCTACAAAACCAAAGAGTGGCGCTCAAAAGAAGATTCACATGTCAGACCTACACATGCAGAAGTTGATAGAAAGAGAATTGATATTTTTGAGCCGTTTGAGGTTGGAAATTCACTGATGATGTTTCCCAAAGACCATTCTTTAGGGGCGCAGGTAAAAGAAATAGCAGGGTGCAGATGCAGTCTTAAATATTACAAATAATGAGCAACTTGTAAGGAAACTTATAGGTTGCTTTTTATTATACAAAATTTGCAGTTGTGCGTTAAACAACAGAAAAACTCGGCGGGAGCGACCCGCGATAACAAAAGCGTGAGTTACGGAGGTAATTGAAATGACAAGAAATGATGTTTTGAAGCTTTTCCCCGATGCAACGGATGAGCAGATAACAAATCTGCTCAACAAGAGTGGTGAGGAAATGGCAAGAGAGAAAGAGAAAGCCAACCAGTACAAGGCTAAAGCCGACAAAGCTGACGAACTACAGACACAGCTTGATGAGCTACAGAATGGCAACATGACGGAGCTTGAAAAGGCAAATAAAGCCTTAGAGACAGCCAATCAGCAGATTGCCAAGCTACAGAAAGATAATGCTGTCAGAGATTTACGAGAGAGTGCAATGTCTGATTTTGGAATTACTGCAGAACAGGCAAAGACAGTAGTAAAAGAGGATGGCTCTTTTGACACAACGTCACTTGGCAAGATTATTTCCGACATGAAAGCCAATGCGATAGCGGAGTATGAGAAAAACGCACTCAAAGATACTCCTAATCCAAACAATGGCGGTAACAATAATGAACCCGACTCAAAGCCGGCAGATGTAGCCAATGCAGAACAAATCTCATTCGGTACAGTTGCAAGTACAGAGAGTCAAAACAGCTATGTAATTTAAAACAGGAGGTAGAAACGATGGGAAAACCAATCGTAAGAGACTTTACACAGGGTAAAGGAATTTTAAAATTTTTTCCTTATGAGGGTGCAGCATGCCTTGTACCACAGACTATGGTAACAAGCGCAGACGCAAATGGAATGAAGATTGTACCGGCCGGTACACCATTCCCAAGCAATGACGCAGAGTGCAAGGGCTATCTGTTACACGATGTAGATGTAACGATGGGTGACGCACCTGGAACATATGTATATCAGGGAACTATTGATTGGGAGAAAGTTAAGACACTTTCAATCGCAGATGAAGCTAGAACTGCAACACCTAGAGTTACTTTCTATGGCGCACCAAAGATTGTAGCAAGTCAGGTTTAAAAGGAGGTAGAAGAACATGGCATTACCATTAGCAGAAGCATTTACAGCGAGAAGCCTCGGTGTAATGTGGAACAATTATCAGAAGACATTAGGAACTGCCCCTTATCTTGGCAGACAGAAATTCGGAACACGTAAACAGGATTCACTCGACCTTAGATTCATCAAGGGCAAGAACGGACTACCGGTATCACTCAAAGCATCAAACTTTGATGCACAGGCAGAGTTAAGAGATGTTGGAGGCTTCTCTGACATTCAGAACTCAATGCCATTTTATCGTGAGGGATATATGGTGACAGAGAAAGAGGAACAGGAGTATGACAATTACAGAACTTCTGAAAACTCTAGCCTTGCCAATAACGTATTACGTGAAATCTCTAAGAAACCAATGATGTTAATTGAGGGTGCATTAGTTGTACCGGAGAGACAGATTTGGCAGTTACTTGCACCTACAGATGGTGTACCAAAGGTAAAGGTTGTACTTGGTGATAAGAACTATGTCGTTGATTACACAGCCGACAATGGTGCAGAGCATAAGGAAAAGCACTTTAAGTCAATTACCGGCACAAGTGCATGGGATAAGCCTACCACATGTGCACCACTCGATGACCTTATCACAGCTCGTAGAGATTTTGCAAAGGCTACAGGCTACTCGCTTACACGTTTCACCATGAATACAGAGACTTGGGAAATGGTGCTTAAGGCAGAGGATACAAAGAAACAGGTACTCGGTATCACTGCTTACAATGGCGGTATCAGATTACAGCAAGGACAGGTTACTGAATACCTTAGAGGATATGGTATCGAGATTGAAGTATACGACAAGCTCTATGTTGATGAGACAGGACAGACACAGTACTTTGTACCAACAGGTATTGTATCTGCGCAGTCTGCCGGAGTATTCCTTGGCGATTACACATTTGGTAAGACTCCAGAGGAAAGAAGCGGAAGTATCACAGACGGAAACCTCTCACTTGTTGAGACAGGTGTATCTGTATACACATATGCTACAAATCATCCTATCAATACTCACTGTATCGTATCTATGATTGGATTACCTACATTCGAGGGCATGGATAGCGTTATGGTTCTCAAAGTTAAGGAGGATTAAGGCTTATGATAGCAACGCACTCTATAAAGCATGATGGAGTGTGGTATAAAGTCGGAGATGAGGTACCGGAAAGCAATAACAATTCGGTACCTTCTGATTTTATGAACCCACCTAAAACACCATACACAAAGACAGAAATTAACAGAATGTCAACAGCCGACTTAAAGAAGCTTGCGAGCGAAAATGGTATTGAAAATGCCCCAGAAATAAACGGCGGTGACTTGAAGAAAATGTTAATTGAAAAGTTTGGATTATAAGGAGCTTGGCATGGAATACACCACATTAGAACAAGTCAAAATCAGACTTAAACAATTTCATATTGATACAGTCACGAATGATGATGAAACAACATCTGATGTGGTAGTGTTCGACAACAAGGAAGATAATCCGGTAATTGAACAGCTCATTAAGCAAGCTACGGAAGATGTAAAAGCAAAAAGGTGTTATCCGGACACTTTCACTGATGATGATATAACTGCTGACTTAAAGCAGTTTGAAAATGTCGTTATCAATCTTGCTGTCTACGACCATTCACAAGCCGGTGAGAACTACATGAGCGCATTGAGTGAGGGCGGAGTGAGCCGTACATGGAAAGACAGAGATAAACTGTTTGTCGGAGTTTTCCCTTTTGTCAAAGTGCTATAGCAAAAGAAGATTGAGCGTTACCATTTTACTGATGTCGGTAAAGTGGTAGCAGGCGGTACACATTAAGTGGTGGTGGGCGGTGTGCCAATTACCAAAGATGAAAGGCTGTAAGATGAAAACTTTAATCTATCAGACATACATTATTGCCTTGCCAATTGTTCTGACGGCACTTTTGGGCTATATTGTTTGGCTTTTACAAGAACAGAAAAAGCAAAAAGCAATAGACACAAAAGAAAGAAATGAGCGCATTGAAGAGGAAAAGAAGCTACGACAAGCAAACGGAAAAGGTACAATGTTACTTTTACGAGTACAGCTTATCGAATACCACGATAAGTACATGAAGCTTGGCGAAATACCCTCATATGCGTATCAGAATTTTTGCGAGATGTATGACACATACCACGCACTCGGTGGTAATGGCATGGTAACAAAAATGAAAAATGAGATTGAGGAAATCCATTTAGGCAAAGGAGGTAAAAGCTAATGGACTTTACACAAGTACCTACAGTAGTTGCTATTATGGTAATTACTTATTTAATCGGATATGCTTCAAAGCAGATACCACAGGTTAAAGATAATGTTATTCCTATTATCGTAGGTGTGGCCGGTGGAGTACTCGGCATTGTTGGAATGTTTGTAATTCCCGGTTATCCGGCAAACAACATTCTTGACGCAATAGCAGTTGGCATTGTGTCGGGCATGGCAAGTACCGGTGTTAATCAGATTTACAAGCAGATAAAGAAAAATGCTTGACATTAATAAACAGGCCATGAAATACGCGCTTCAAGGGCAAACTGTCACAGTCTATGAAAAAGACGAGGACGGAAATCTAAAGTTTTACGAAACAGAGGACGGAGAGAAGATATATTACACACACGAGGAAACAGGCTTTTCGGAGCCTGTTGATTTTTGGGCAAATATATCGTTTGACGGAGGAGAAGCGCAGAACAAGGAATATGGCTTTAATACGGCTGATTTTGACGCTGTTTTGCTGACAGATAGAGGAGAATATCCCTTTAAAAAAGGTGACGTTATTTGGCTTGATAGCGAGCCTACAAAGGATGCCAACGGATTAGTTGATTCAACTTCCGCAGACTTTACGATAGTGGGAGCAAAACCCTCTCTCTACTCAGTTAAATACATGCTCAAAGCAGTTGTGAAAGAAGTGTAATTATGAAGATTGACGTTTCTCTGACAGAAAAATCTATACAAGATGCGATAGACAAGCTTGAAAGATACAAAGACCGCTTACAGGACAAGTGCATAGCGTTTGTCGGAGAGCTTGCTAGTAATGGCATTGCTGTAGCACAAGCAAATACAGGCAATTTTGGACACTATATTACATTTAGTTATGAAATTAAAGATACAACGGACGGCTGTACGGCTATTGTGCTCGCCACCGAAACAGGGCAGATACAAAGCACATGGCAAACAGCAGACGGACTCAAAACAGTCGATGTATCGCCTTTGCTTATGGCTGAATATGGCTCGGGTTGGAAAGCTAAACCACACTTTAATGACACAAGAGGCGGTCAAGGAACTTTTCCGGGGCAGACGCACGCATTCGATAGTGAGGGTTGGTATTGGAGAGACGAAAGTGGAGAATTACACCATTCATACGGCATTACACCTACAATGCCGATGTATAACGCATTTTTAAAAATGGAAAACAACATTATGAAAACGGCACGGAAAAATTTTAGTTGAGGTGAAATAAAGTGGCGAGTCAAAATCAATGGGTTTATGACCTTGAAAATCTCACATATGCGATTGTAAAAACCCGATGTGAGAAAAAATTGAAAACTAAATATCCCAAGCTAAAATTCACACAAGAGGAACAGTCGGACAGTGCAGCGGCTAGTTTCCCGACAGTGCTAGTTCAAGCACTCGAACCTATTGAACAGAACGAGGATTTAGAGGGCAGAAGAACAAATACAGTGTTATTTACGGCGCAAGTAACTGTTACAACAAATAAAAGCCGTTCAGAAGCCTTGAATGTGGCACAGACAGTGGCTGATGAATACAAAGCTATGTCATTTAAGCTGGTGCCAGCCCCATTCGCTAGAAAAAACGGCAAATTATGGACAGCAACATTACGTGCTAGGCGGTCATTCGACTGGAATGATAGATTATAAGAGCCTTTTGGCTCTTATTTTTTTATGAAAAATTAGGAGGTAATACAAATGGCAACAGGATTAAAAAGTAGAATTGCTTACAAGACACCAACCGCATCCGCCACAAGTGGCGATTATTGGGCTGGAACTTACAAGCTCTTACTTAGAGCAAAATCAATTCCCTCACCATTCGGTTCACAGAACATGGTAGATACTTCAACTCTTGAAGATTTAGTAGAGACACAGGAAATGGGCAGACGTTCAGCCGGTTCTATGGAAGTTGAGGGAGCTTTTGAGAAGAAGTACAAAGACGAGATGGTAACCAATGAGGGTAAGAAACTTGACTTTATCATTCTCTATGGTACAGACGGAAAAGGTTCAGAAGGTATCTGTGCTTTTATCGGTCAGGAGTCATTCGCCCCAGGTGAGGCATCTGACGACCACTTAACAGGAACTGCAACTGTATCAGTTCAGACAGTGCCTAAGTGGATTGAGGATAACTACGATGTTGCGGTAACAGAGGATGACCAAGGCTATCCAACAGAAATCACACTCACAAAAAAATCATGAGCCAATCGAAAAAAGCCGTAGCGGTTGGCTATGATGATAGCACGGCTGACAGCGAACTTGAAGATACAATATAGTAAGGTAATTGAGGCAGTTTTAATACTGCCTCTTTCCCTATATAAATTAGGGAGAAAGGGAAAGATAAAATGAAAATTAAATTAAACGGAAAAGAATATACAGTTAAATTCGGATATGCGCCGGTAGTTAAAAATAAAATTATCCCAAGGCTCGTAGGGATGGAGCAACAGGGCGAGGGGCTTGAAGTCATTGACAACATGCTTGAATTTTTACCGGAGTTTTTGCTTGTGGGCTTACAAAAGTTTCACGCTGACGAATTTGGCTTTGATTTTGACAATAAAGAAGCAAAAGAGAAACAGCTTGTAAAGGTATACGATTTACTTGACGATTACCTTGACCCGGAGAATGAAGAGGGTGGAGATTTACAATCGCTCTACAACGATTTGTCGGCTGAAATGGAGAAAAACAGTTTTTTATCGAAGATGCTGGCGAAAGAGGTGCAGACAGCCAAGAAGAAGCCAATCAAGAAGTAAAAGAGCTTACGTGGGAAGTATATTGCAACGAAATCCGCCCATATTGGCTTTTAGCAACTAAAGGCTATGGATTTAGCGTTAAGGACATAGATATGTCTTGTCCGGCTGATTTAGAGCCTTATTCAAAGGCTTATATGCTCGAGCAAAAAGAAGCTGACTCTAACATGTGGGCTTGGTGGGGCACATACGGATTAAGTGCAACTCTTACAGCTATCGACAGAGCCTTAAACGGCAACAAAGCAAGAGCAAAATACATTGAAAAATCATTAAATGAGCAATACTCAAAAGATAACGAGCCTAAATACAAGGAGTCTAATGAGGAAATTGCTGTTTATGAAATGAAGCAACGAATTAATGCATTAAGACAGTCAGGATTACCTGAAAGTCCTGATTAATGAGGTGAAAATATGGCATATAAAGGAATTGACGTATCGTCATATCAAGGAAATATTGATTGGAGTAAGGTTAAGTGGGCTGGTGTGCAATTTGCAATTCTTAAAATAATCCGTAGAGACCTTAATCCGGATAAAACCTTTGAAGCGAACTGGAAAGGCTGTACTGATGTAGGAATGCCGATACAAGGTGTTTATAACTACTCATACGCTACAACCGTAGGCAAGGCAAAGACAGACGCACAGAGAGTGATTGAGGTACTTAACGGAAGAAAAACCTTTGTTTGGTTAGATGTTGAAGATAAATGTCAGCAAGGACTTGGACAGACACTTATTGATATTATCAACGCATATCAGAGTGTTATCAAGAGCGCCGGGCTTAACTTTGGTGTATACACAGGGCTTAGCTTTTATAATCAGTATATTGCACCATACGCAAATCAGATTAATTGTCCGTTTTGGATAGCGCGTTATCCGTCAACTAAAGGAATGTCTATTGGCGATGAGCCTAACAGTGCAAAGAAGCCTGTTATACAGCATCCACTGTATGGTTGGCAGTATTCGAGCGCATTTACTTGTAGCGGTCTGAATAACAGCACTGACGCTAACTTACTATACATTGAGCTTGATAAAGGCGATGGAATAGAGAATAATCCGGCACCAACAGCAACTCCAACACCAATAGCAACTCCGGCAAAGAATAATGCTTGGAAAGGCAACGAGGAATATTACCTCGATAATGATGATGTAAGAAAATGGCAACATGCCATGAACATCGGATTTGACACAAATGAGCTTAAAGAGGATGGCAGATTTGGAGTTAATTCACAGAGATTTGCTAAAAATCACAATTTGTGGAGCGGTCAGAAGCATAACTGCCCGACAGCCATTAAGTGGCTGAGAAAAACTCTGCATGACAAGTACCATTTTTACAAACTTGATACTGATTACAAAGAGTGGAGTGACTACCTCACTAAATGTGTCATGGTATTTCAAAAGAATAGAGGTCTTAAGCAAGATGGATATGTTGGATTGATTACAACATACTATCTGCTCAAAGACTAAATGCATGAGAGCTACTTTAGGGTAGCTCTTTTTTATTACAGGGAGGTGAGAAAATGGCAGAGAGCATTGAGCTTCAAATCAAGTCGGATGCGCAACAAGCGAGTAGAGCCATAGGCAACTTACAAGCTAAGTTGCAAGGACTTGGAGATACTCTCAATTCCCTCAATGGTGCAAGCATAAGCAATTTTGCGAGCGGAATGTCACAACTTGCAACATCACTTAGAAGTGTGAGCAGTATTGACACACGTACCTTTAGCAAGATTGCGACTAACATGGAAAAGCTCGGCAACCTTGATACTGCAAGACTTGTCAGCTCGGCAAGTGCTTTGAAGAGCATGGCAACAGAACTGTCGGGCTTTGCAAATATTTCAAAGCAATCAGCAGAGATTACACAGCTAACAGCTTCAATCTCAAAGCTTGGTTCAAAATCAGCCGGTTATGCTGCGGATAACATCAGAAACCTTGGCAGTGCCTTGAAAGAGGTAATGACAACATTATCTAGCGCACCAAGAGTTAGCAACAACATTATTCAAATGACTAACGCACTTGCTAATCTGTCACAACAAGGCTCAAAAGTCGGTTCGGCTAGTAGGTCACTTGTAACAGGCTTTTCAAACACAACTAAGTCGATTAAGAGCACAAGAAGTGGATTCAGGGGCTTAGCTTCAACTATCGGTAAGTTTTATGCAACTTATTGGATGGTTATGCGAGCTGTAGGAAAAATAGGCAGTGCAGTTGATTTAGCGAGCCAATTAACAGAGGTTCAAAACGTAGTAGATACCACGTTTGGAGATATGGCAAGCAAAGTTGATGATTTTACAAAAACATCAATTCAAGACTTCGGAATGTCAGAATTGACAGTTAAGCAAATATCAAGCCGATTCCAAGCGTTAGGCACTTCTGTAGGCATTACATCACAGCAAGTGGCAAATGGTACGGCAGTGGCAAATAAAGCTCTTATGAGCCAAAATAACACGCTATACAAGACTACAGACAGTATGGCTGATATGTCGCTTAATCTTACAAAATTAGCGGGTGACATGGCTTCGTTTTACGATGTAGACCAAGCTGATGTTGCAAAGAGCTTACAATCCATTTTTACAGGAACAATCGCACCATTAAGGAGATACGGACTTGATTTAACACAAGCCACACTTTCTGAGTGGGCTATGAAAAATGGGCTTGACTCAAATATTAAATCCATGACGCAAGCTGAAAAGGTATTGCTAAGATATAATTATGTCATGGCAAATACGCAAGCTGCACAAGGGGACTTCGCCAAGACCGCTAATACCTGGGCCAACAGTGTAAGAGTCCTTAAGCAAGAGTTCCAAGCATGGGGCAGTATCATAGGTAGCGTAATAATCAATGCTTTAAAGCCATTTGTTCAAGCCTTAAGTAAAGTAATGCTCAAGGTTATCAGTTTCACAAGAACTGTAGCTGACGCACTCGGAGCAATCTTCGGATGGACTATCGAAATAAGCGGTCGCGGTGCCACGGCTGACGGCATGGAGGACATAGCTGACGGAGTAGGCGATATTGGTGATAACGCTGATAGTTCCAATAAGAAAGCCCAAAAACTGAAAAAGACACTGCTTAGCATAGACGAGATACACGCACTTGACGATAATAGCGATAGTGGCAGTGGCGGCGGTTCAGGCAGTGGCGGTTCAGGCAGCGGTGGAGCTGGCGGTGGTGCTGATAGCTCGCTAAAAAAAACAGATGGATTGCTTGAAAAATATAAATCATCAATCAAAGATTTATACTCACTTGGAAAGTACATCGGTGACGCTCTTGCGAGTGCTATGGAGAGCATTGATTGGAAGAAGATTTATCAGAAAGCTGATAATTTTGGAAAAGGACTTGCAGACTTCCTCAATGGCTTAATCAGCCCAAGACTCTTTTATGACCTAGGCGCAACAATAGCTGGTTCACTGAACACAGCTTTGCATTTTCTCAATTCATTCGGTACAACATTCGACTGGACTAATTTTGGCTTGTCGATTGCTAATGGCATTAATGGATTTTTTGAGAATTTTGATTTTGCATTACTAGCAAAAACTATTAACGCATGGGTACAAGGAATATATACCATGCTAACCACGGCAATTAAAAATGTGTCGTGGAAAGATGTACTCAAAGGCATTACGGACTTTTTAAGCAATTTGGACATTAAAACTGTTGAGATAATAGTTGGCACATTGCTGATAAAAAAGATAATTTCGCTAAAATTAGGTTCAGTGGCACTCGCTTTTATTGGAAAATCATTATCAAAAGCAATAGCGCAGGCAATAGCTTCAAAAATTGGATTTGAGCTTGTAGAAGGAGCTGGCATTGGAACGGCAATAATGCAAGCATTTAAAACCATTTTTGCTTCACTATCAACAAATCTTGGATTACTCATAGAGGGATTATTCAGTGGTTTAAGTTTGGGTGATGCAATAACGGCTGCATTCGGAACAGGAGCAGCAGACCTATTAGCAACAATCGGCTCTGTTTTTTCGGCAATAGCCGGAACAATTTTATCTATTGTAAATTTTGTCAAAATGCTAAAAGACGGATTTAGCTGGGTGAATGAAATTTTAATGGTGATAGGTGTTGCATTAGCTACAATCGGAGCAATATTAGCTGGTGTGGCAGCATTGCCAGCAGTAATTGTTGGAGCAATAGTGGCAGCAGTCGCAACGATTGTTGTTGTGGTAAAAGATAATTGGAACGCAATTTGTGAACTATTTTCAACAGTTGGCGAATGGTTCAATGGAAATGTCATTAAGCCTGTGGTTTCGTTTTTTAAAGATATGTGGAAAACCATAAGTGGCTTTTTCGGTTCTCTATGGAAAGACATAGTAACTGTGTGGCAAGGAGCTTCTAAATGGTTCAGTTCTACAGTAATTGAACCGATAGTTGGTTTTTTTAAAGGCTTTGCTACACGAGTACAACAGATTTTTCAAGGTATTTGGATAATAATTCAAGCAATTTGGATAGTGGTTTCAAGTTGGTTCAATAATAATGTAATTACTCCAATTTCAAATCTGTTTAATTTTTTAAAAACGTTTATACAGACAACGATACAGACAGCAAAAGATTTTGTCTTTTCAACGTGGCAAGGGGTAGCAAGTTGGTTTAGCGGTACAGTAATACAACCGATTTCAAACTTTTTTAATATGTTGAAAGCTGGTATAACATCGGCACTTAGCACAGCAAAGAACTTTGTTATATCTACTTGGCAAAGCGTGGCGGGTTGGTTTAATGGCAATGTTATTTCACCTATCACAAACTGCTTTAATATTATGAAAAACGGAATTACAAACGCGTTTAATTATGTGTGGAGTTCAATAAGAGGTGGTGTTACAGGAGCCATGAACTACGTTATTTCTAAAATAGAAAACGGCGTTAATTTTGTTGTCAGTGGAATCAACTCTTTATTAAGAGGATTTAACAAAGTTGTTTCTATGGCCGCCAAGGTGGCTGGTGCAAATTGGAACGGAGTATCGTTAGTTCCGAAAGTGCATATTCCAAGGCTTGCTAGTGGTGGAATTTTCCCAAGGGGAGAGGACGGCATGGCTTTCATCAATCACAATGAGTTAGTCGGTAAATTCTCAAATGGTAGAAACGTAGTCGCAAACAATCAACAGATTACAGACGGAATTAGAGATGCTGTATTAGAGGGAATGACTCAAGCACTGATGAACTCTAATGCCGGTGGAAACTCTGCACCTATCATTGAAAACGTGTTTAAGTGTGATAGCGAAACCCTCTATCGCATGACACAGGTAGGCAAAGCAAAACATGGACAACGATATATTGTAGCAAATGAATTTGGCTAAGACACTCACCCTTGCGCGGGTGTCTTTTTACGAGGTAGCAATATGGCAATGATGTTAGTAGATGGAGTGGCATTACCCACTCCATCAACTTTTGAATGGGGCATGATTGATGTGTCTGCAAGCGATAGTGGACGTACGCAGGACGCTCAAATGCATAAAAACAGAATAGCGCAGAAACGACAGCTTAAATTGTCATGGAGTGGTACAGATACGGCTAGGACGGCAAAGATACTTCAAATGGTAAACCCCGAATATATCAGAGTGACATATCCTGACGCTATGAGTGGCACTGATGAAACACGTACATTCTATGTTGGCGATAGAAGCGCACCTATCAAGATATGGACTATTAACAATAAGAGGTATGAGACATTGAGCTTTGACCTCATAGAAGTGTAAGGCGGTGATTAAATGCTTAACGTATCAGCTAAATGGCAAAGGGCAGTAATGCTCGATAATGACATAAACGTAAATTGTTTTGCTGACATAGTTACGGCAAGTGGCGAGAAAATCCCTATTAGTGATAGTGAGCTGTGGGCGAATGGCTTCGAAGTTAATGACTCAACATCAAGCAATGGTACTTTCACAATCGGGGCTTTGATTGCCGGAAAACTGAAAATTAAGCTGAATAACATTTATGAAGATTACAGTAAGTATGATTTTGATAAGGCAAGCGTAACAGCATATGTTTCAAAAAGCTTTTCTGATGGCACAAGTGAAAAACTAAAAATCGGTGAGTATAGAGTCAGCGAAACAAGTTATGATGGCTCACTCATAACGCTTACTTGCCTTGACAATATTAATAATTTCAATCGCGAGTACGATAGCAATTTAAGCTACCCTACGACAGCGTATGAGGTGGTCAGAGACGCTTGTATTAAGTGTGATGTACCTTTTACTATGGCAAGATTTGATAACTCTGATTACGTGATTAACGAGATACCAAGCGATAATCAAAAACTCACATATGGACAGGTAATAGCTTACATCTTACAGTTGAGCGGATTGTGGGGCAAGTGCGGTCACGATGGCGAATTGCTTATCGGTTGGTATGATATGAGCCAGTTTGGGAGCCAAAATTACAATGGCGGAACTTTTAGCACAAAAACTACACCATACTCTGACGGAGATAGTGTTGATGGTGGAAATTTCACCGACTATTCAAGTGGAGATATCGCTGACGGTGGAACATTTACAGAAGCGAGAAATTACCACAATATTTATACGCAAAAAGACTTGAATGTTGCGACTGATGATGTTGTTATCACAGGTGTTAAAGTTATTGTGACATCAAAAGAGGATAAGACAAAAGATGTTAATGCACTTGCCGGAAAAGAGGGATATGTAGTCTCAATCTCTGATAATCCGTTTATTTCGGCAGACAAGGCACAGACAATTGCAAATTATATCTTTAAGAAAATCGGTGGCATGAGGTTCAGACCTCTTGATGCTACGCTCTTGTCAAACCCGCTAATTGAGAGTGGAGATGTGGCGCTTGTGACAGATCGCAAGCAAAATACCTATAGCTGTTTTATTTCTAACCGAACATTTACAGTTGGAAGCGGTACAAAAATTTCATGTGACGCTGAAAATGCTTCAAGAAATAGTGCTGATAAATTCAGTAATGAGACAAAGGCTGTCGTACAGGCTAGGGAAGTTGCACAGGCAAAACTAAGTGTATATGATAAGCAAATGCAATTGCTGACACAGCTAATGTCTCAATCACTCGGACTTTTTAAGACTGAACAGAAACAGGAGGATGGCTCAATTATTTACATTATGCACAATAAAGCTGACCTTAATTCGAGTAACATACAGTGGAAAATGACGGCTAATGGCTTAGCGGTTTCAAATGATTACGGCAAAACATGGAAAGCAGGAGTTGACAAAGACGGAAACGCTGTATTCAACATCATGTCGGCTGTCGGAATTAACTTTGATTGGGCGCATGGCGGAACACTTACTTTAGGCGGTGAGAATAACACAAACGGCAAGCAGTATGTCAAAGACGCAAAAGGAAAAATTCTGATTACGCTTGATAACAAGGGCATTACGCTCGCTGACGGAGTGAGTATTTCGTGGAACAATATCTCAGACCAACCCGATTTTGCAACAAACGATAAGTTAAACGAATTAAAAGACAATATTGGCTATACGCAAATAGGAAAAGAGTATGTTATTTCCCCAAAAATTGTAGGAGCATACGGCGAATTTACAAAAGCTTTCAATGTTGATGTTGTCAATCCGTCCACAGGACTCAATCAAAGTTTTTGGGCGCAAGACGCGGAAACAGGGACAAAAATAAGTGGAAATTACAGTGGAAATGATATTGATAATAATCTTACAGTAAATCCAGAGGGAGCAAACCTTTTTTCAAACGTTGGAGGACATACTAGCGGTATGGGCTGTGGCGGTGGCTTTGCAAGCATAAACGGTGAAACGGTTAATGTAAGTGGAACTAACGTTGACATTACCGCAAACAATTTGACTCTTAATGGGGTTGAAACTGTTTTTGGCTCAAAAACATTTACCAATGAAAACGGCTGGTATTGGAGACAGTGGACAGATGGATATATAGAAATGTGGGGAAGTTTTCCCGCGACTGTCTCGTTTGGCTCTAAATATGGTAGTCTGTATTATACTTATGGAAGCGTATATATGCCAGACGGAATAAAAAGTATCTTACATACTACAGGTACTGTGTTTTGTAGCGCCGGTGGGTTGTATTCTATTTTTTTTACAAGATGGAGCAGTAATGAGTTGGGGTTTTGTATAAACTCGGCTGCTGCAGAAACAAACAAACAATTGTATTTACAACTTCACGTTTTAGGCAAATGGAGATAATTGATGAAAGCGAGGCGTAATTTATGGCAATTCAAATGAGACGAGGGGCATACGCGGAGTTTGACCCCTTAAAAATGAAAGCCGGAGAATGGGCGGTATCGATCGATTCCGACACGAAAAAACAGCAGATATGGATGTGTTTCGCACCCGGAATAGTTAAGCGAATGGGAACTGTTGAGGATTTTGACGTTGAAATTCAAAGACTTATTCAGAGTTACCTTGACGGCATGGCTCAATCCGTGTCACAGGCTCAAAAATCAGCACAAACTGCGACAGAAAAAGCCAACTCAGCAAGCAGTTCTGCTTCACAAGCTCAAAAATCGGCAGAACTTGCCACAAGCAAAGCTCAAGAATCAGCTACTTCTGCAAGTAACGCTAAGACAAGTGAAACAAAAGCCAAGGCTTCTGAAACCAATGCTAAGACAAGTGAGACTAACTCTGCAAAGAGCGAGTCGGAAGCGCAAAAGTACGCAGAACAAGTTAAAGAAATATCTGAGAGCTTCAGCGGAGCATTAAGACCTCTTGGAACAATCAACTTTGCCGACTTACCGAGCACAGCGGATGCTAATTCTGGTGATATGTACAATATAACCGACCAGTTTACCACAACCACTGATTTTAAAGAGGGGGCTGGTAATATAATTCCTGCCGGAAGTAACGTATATTTAACTGTTGATAGATATTGGGATGTGCTTGCCGGCACACCGGTAACAGGAGTAAAAGGTGCAAAAGAAGCATATTATCGCAGAGGAAATGTAAACATAACTCCTGCCAATATCGGAGCGGTTGCAGAAGGTGGAAATATAAGCGATACAACAGTTACTTTTGCCGCTACAACAACTAGAGCAAACCTTGTTTCTGGTGAAAAAGTGTCGGTCGGCTTTGGTAAAATTAAGAAGTGGTTCGCCGATTTGAAAAGCTTTGCTTTTAAGGATTTGGTGAATAATCTCACGACTACTACCCCTGGTAGCGCATTAGACGCGAGTCAAGGCAAGGTTTTAAAGGACAAATATGATGAATTAAACCAGAGTTTAGGTAATCTGCATTTGATTCATTTAGAAAGTCAACGAATTCAGGGAACAGGATATTCATTTTCATATATTAGCTATAAAACTGGATACAGACTTATAAATGTTATAGTTAATTATAATACTTCTAACAAAGGAAATTATCGAATAAATACAATTCAATATGACGATACAAATAAAGTGTATGTGGTATATTTAAATCAAGCACTTGCATCAGGTAGTTATTTGGTTGTTGATTTAATATATATGTCTGAATAAATCTTGCTTCTTACCAAATACATGATACATTATAGTAAGATTAAATTTACCACTTGTAGCTGCACCAAGCCAATATTTAGCTACTCCTCTTGGGACATCAATAGTAGCGATTGTACTTGTCATTATTGTACTATTACACATAGGCTGTATTTGAACTGTATAAATTTCACTAAATTTATTTGACAAAACAAGACCATATGGCTGTCCTGTATTGTAATATGTATATCCTAAGTTAACAGATATATCAATTGAATTAAAGGATAAAAAACCAATTTCTTCAATATAATCTCCTGATAAACGATACCAATCTTTTCTGGTGGTTGTTGATGTTTTTTGTTTCCAGTTTTTATCGCTTAAACTCTGGTTTAGCAGACTATCACAAATAGGATTTTGCACATAAAAAGAGAGAGCATAAGCCCTCTCAATTATTTTACAGGAATAGGGTTACAAAACAGTCCATGTTGTCAATATTCGACAAAATAAAACACTTTAAAGTGCTACAGTAATGATGTTCTCAAACAAGAGAACTCTTCAAGTTTCGGTAGGGCGGTGGATTTTTCTGCCGTCCTAATATTGACGTTTAAGAACAAATGTTCTATAATTGATGTATCGGAGGTAGTGTTGTATGGAATATAAGGATGAAATAATTAAAATGATTGAGGGCTTGGAAGATAAAGACCTGTTATTGTACTTGTATGTATTTATTAAAAGAAAAATAGAGGCAGAGTAAAAACTCTGCCTTGTGGTTATATTTTCTTTTCCCAAACGTTACCACACTTTGAACACACAAACTTTGTTTTGCCATTCTTTCCCTTAATTCCGGTAGCAGTACCGACAACGGCACCGACAGGCCCGAAGAAACCACCTACTGTGTTGCCAACAAGTGCTTTACCGAATGAGAATTTTTTCTTGGTATCAACAGGTATGCCAACACCATCACAACCCCATTTAGGACATTTAACAGTTTTACTCATTAAAATACCACCTTTCTTATTAATTTAATTTATTTTGAGTATTTTTCATACATTACATCTATTAAATTCATAATACTTTCTTGCTCTTTATCCGACAATTTAGATAA